GATAGTGTTAAAGATAATCAATTATTTGTAGGTAAGGATCCAGATTATCCTAATCAAGATGATAATGGATATAACCCATATGGAAATTCAGATTTAGCTAATTTTGGTTATGATGTGTCAATAATAGCGGAAGCACATTATGTCCCAGCAGATAGAGTAGGTATTTCAGAAGAAAGATTAATATCAAGTATAAAACATGTCAAGTAAAGGAAGAAAAGTAGTACCAAAATCTCAAAGAGAAATAAGTAAAGGAATGCATCATCCTTATTCTGAGGAAGCAGGTAATCCTAATAATGCTGCCTATGAAAGAACTGATAGAAGTAATCAAGTTTCTTTTAAAGGTGATAATGTAAAACCCTTCTCAGTTGGTTTATATGATATTGATGAAACTATACTTTATTATTTTAATAACGTAATTAAACCTACTGTAATTCAAAATGGTAGAAGGGAAGAAGTTCCTGTTATTTATGCTGATTCTGAAAGATGGAATCAAATTCAAAAAGATGGATATTTTAGAGATAGAAAAGGTAGAATAATGATGCCTTTAATTACTTTTAAAAGGACTAATATTGAAAAAAATAGAAATATTACTAATAAATTAGATGCTAATTTCCCTAATAATTATAGAGTATTTGAAAAAACTTATAACGATAAAAATACATATGATAAATTTAACATATTAAATAATAGAAGGCCTGTTAAAGATATGTACGCTGTTGTAGTTCCTGATTACGTAACATTAAATTATGATTGTATTATTTCAACATATTATATGGAACAAATGAATGGAATAATTGAAGCAATAAATTATGCATCGGATTCATATTGGGGTAATCCTGAGAGATACCAATTTAGAGCTAGAATTGATTCAGTAGCAACTAATGTTGAAATGCCTGCTGATCAAGATAGATTAGTTAAAAGTACCTTCAGTATAAAAATGTATGGGTATATAGTACCTAACATTCTTCAAAAAGATTTATCCTCAATTAAAAAATATCAATCAAAAGCTTCAATTACATTTAATTCTGAAGCAGTAAGCAATATAAATGATATAGATCCCCCTCAACCCAACAGAACAAATATTCCTCATACAGGTAATGTAAATTATGTAGATCCTCCTTCAACATTAATACCTAATAGAGGTGGAAAACAAAATTAAAATTAGGTAATATTAATACATGTAGAATACCACCATCTCCCGCACAAGAATAGTTAAAATTATTTAATTTTTAATAGATTTATTAATATGTATAAATGATAATAAAATCAATAGTTAATTAAAAATAAAAGTAATGTCAAAATCAAAAGTTTTAACAAATAAAGAAATTGAAAATATAAAAAAAGTAAGAGAAGATTTTCAATTATTAGTAAATAATGTAGGAGATGTTGAGATAGCAATAATGAATCTTAATAAAAGAAAAAAAGAATTTGAAAAAGAATTGGAATCAATTCAAGAAAGAGAAACAAAAATAGCTGTAGACTTAGAAAAAAAATATGGCAAAGGAAATATCTCATTGGAAACAGGAGAGTTTACCCCAATAGAGTAGTTTTTTAAAAAAAACACAATATTTATAATAAAATAAAACAACATAAAAAATGGCAGAAGTATTAATATCACCGGGTGTTTTAGCAAGAGAAAACGACCAATCACAAATAACAGCAGGACCAGTACAAGCTGGTGCAGCAATTATTGGACCAACTGTAAAAGGTCAACAAAATATTCCTAAACTAGTAACTAGCTATTCTGAATATTTAGCTAATTTTGGTAGTACATTTTTAAGTGGATCGAACCAATATACATTTCTTACTTCGATCTCAGCTTATAATTATTTTCAAAATGGAGGAAGTTCTTTATTAGTAACTAGAGTAACTCCGGGAGCTTTTAGTGCTGCTACTTCATCAATAATTCAAAGTGCTGAAGAATCAGGAGTAGTTCCTTTAGGTACTAATCTATTAGGATCCTTAACATCAGGGGGTGAAGAAGGAGCTGCTGGAAATTATCCTGGAGTTAGTGGTGCAGGGGGATCAGGTACAGGTTTAACTTTAGATATAACAACTGCAGCTAACGGAACATTAGTAACAACTGCAGATGAATTATTAGCAAGTATTAATGCAGGTACTAACCCAGCAGATTGTGATGATGCAACATATACCAACGTAAACTTAACAACAACAGGTAATGGGACAGGTGCTCAAGCAACAGTTGTAGTAACTACTAATACAATTACATCAATAACCGTTACAGCTATAGGATCAGGGTATGAAGTAGGTGATACAATGGGTATTGCAGCATTAGATTTAGGTGCGGCTTCATCAGCAGCAGTATTTAATTTATTAGTAGGTGATGTGTTAGTTGTACCAACTGCAATTACAGTTGATGGTGTTGGATCAGATTATGAAGTAGATGATGTAATAACAGTTGCTTTAGCAGATATTGGTACTACAAGTGCAAATTTAGTATTAACTTTAACAGCTGATGATATTATAAATGAAGAAGCATTTACATTAGAAACATTAGCTCATGGTAATATAATGAATAGTGCAGGTCCTACAGGAGCAAATGGAACTTTAGTGTCAGGATCTTCTGATAATTTTAGATGGGAAATTACAGCTCCAAATACATCATCAGGTGTATTTTCACTATTAATAAGACAAGGTAATGATACTGCTACTTCAAAACAAGTGGTTGAAACATTTTCAAACCTATCATTAGACCCATTAGCTACAAACTATGTTTCAAAAGTAATTGGTGATCAAGTACAAACAGTAAGAGGATCAGGAACTGGAGTTTATTTACAATCATCTGGATCTTATCCAAATGCTTCAAGATATGTAAGAGTAAAATCAGTAAGTAAACAAACTCCTAATTATTTTGATAATAATGGAACAGCAAAATCAGAATTTACAGGATCTATTCCAATTGCTTCACAAGGAACATTTGGTGATGGAGTAGGTGACATAACAGGAAGTGGAAATCCTTCGAACTTCTACCAAGCAATTGATAATACAGATTCTCAAGGTTTAGTAGGAACAGATTATACTACAGCAATTAATTTACTTGCAAATAGAGATGATTTTAGATATAATATGATTACATCCCCAGGTTTAATTTTAGCAAATGGAACTTCAGGAGCAGGTTGGACATCAATTCAATCAAATTGTGAAACTAGAGGTGATGCAATATTTATAGGTGATTTAGTTAATTATAACTCTTCAATAACACAAGTAACAGGACAAGCAGCTTCAGTTGATTCTTCGTATGTAGCTTCATATTGGCCTTGGTTACAAGTAATTGATCCAGATTCAAGAGATTTAGTTTGGGTTCCAGCTTCAACAATGATACCAGGAGTTTATGCTTATAATGATAGAGCAGGTGAGCCATGGTTTGCACCAGCAGGTATTAATAGAGGTGGATTAGGAGCAGTTAATCAAGCAGAAAGAAAATTAACTAACACTAATAGAGATACTTTATATACTGCAAAAGTAAATCCTATAGCTTCATTCCCAGGACAAGGAATTGTAGTATTTGGACAGAAAACACTTCAAACTAAAGCTTCTGCTTTAGATAGAGTAAATGTAAGAAGATTATTAATTACACTTAAAAATTATATTTCACAAATCGCTGATACATTAGTATTCGAACAAAATACAGCAGCTACAAGAAACACATTCTTAAGTCAAGTTAATCCTTACTTAGAGTCAGTACAACAAAGACAAGGTTTGTATGCCTTTAAAGTTGTAATGGATAATTCAAATAACACACCAGATGTAATTGATAGAAATGAATTAATTGGTGCTGTTTATTTACAACCAACAAAAACAGCTGAATTTATCTACCTAGACTTTAACATTTTACCAACTGGAGCTACTTTCCCAGCATAAAAATGAAAAACGATAATATTTATAATAAAATAAAATAAAATAAAAAATGGCAGTATTAGATCCCAACGAAATATTTTTCACCGCTTTTGAACCAAAAGTAGCTAATAGATTTGTATTGTATGTTGATGGTATACCATCGTATATAATTAAAGGAGTTAGTGGAATGGGGTTCGCGCAAGACGAAATAGTATTAAATCATATAAACACCTATAGAAAAGTAAAAGGTAAATTAAGATGGAATGATTTAACAATGGAATTATTTGATCCAATCACCCCTTCAGGAGCTCAAGCAGTAATGGAGTGGACAAGATTACACCATGAATCAGTTACTGGTAGAGATGGTTATTCTGATTTCTATAAAAAAGATTTAACAATTGATGTACTAGGTCCTGTAGGTGATGTAGTATCAGAGTGGATTATTAAAGGGGCATTTATTAAAGATGCTGCATTTGGTGATATGAATTGGGATGATGACACTACTGTAATGAATATTTCATTAACATTAG